CAGAGTGATATGCGTTAAGGTCTTGTGCAAATTCAGGAGTCCATTGTGCTTTTAACTTTCTTGTCTTAGCAACAACAGCTTCACTTCTTAGCTCAACGTTAATCTCTGGGATTGTGATTGAGTTAGCAGTAGTATCTTCAAAGTCACCTCTTGAGTTATCAGCAGGTTGTTTGTGATACTTAACTTCACCTGTTACAGAAGCTACAGAAATAGCAGATCCTGAAACAACGAATACTACGTTGTTACCACTAGAGTCAATGTTAGTTAATTCAGGGTGAGTTGTAATGTCAGTAGATCCAGATAAGATTCTGAATGCTCTAACTCCTTTTTCGTCTAAACCAGAAAGGTCAGAAGTTGCAACAGATACTGTAAAGAATTCTGCAGGATCTAAATCAGCATTGTAAGCAATTGAAGCTGAATCAGCAGATCCAGTAGCTTTAGATGATAAAGATAGAGAAGCAGTATTCAATGAATATCCGAATGAACCTCCACCGTATAGACCTCCAGAAGGATCTACGTCTACACCGATTTTAGATTCAGCAGTTGATACGTTACCGTACATGTTATTGTCTGCAGACTTGTCTAATCTATCGTTTCCATATTTGAAATCTAGATAGAATACAAGACCTGAAGGTAAGTTCATAGGCTGTACAGAAACGAAATCTTTTGCAGCGATTTGAGCGAATACTTTACGCACTAAAGGTAAAGCAACTCCTGCCCACTGCTCAGATCCACCAGCAGCAGCGCCGATAGCGTTGGTACCAGTTTGTGATTGTTCAGCAACGATTTGTTTTGCTTGGTTTTCAAGAATTTGAGCCATTACTGGTGACTCTTTTTCTCCAAGACCTTCTAACAAACCTGAAGCATTCCATTTTTCAGCTAAACGACTAGCATCAGCCTGTAGGCTTTTGAAGTTGTTTGAGCTTTCAAGTAGGTTGTTAATTTCCATGATTGAAATAAAAGTTTAAAAATATTAATTAAATAATTCCAGCTAATTTTTGCATTCTACGAACGGCATCAGATACTTCGTTAATTACTTCTGGTTTAGAAGCGGTTGTACCTGTAGCTTTACTTGCCATTCCTAATTTAGCTTCAGTAACGTTTTCTTTCTTGTTAGTTACAACGTTCTCTGAAACAGTTTCGAATACTAATTTTACCTCTTTAACAGTCTCAGCTTTATCAAATGCAGCAATAACGTTTACTTTTTGCGACTCTGATAATGTGTGAGATTTAAAGATTTTGTTTACATAAAGTAGTTTAGAGTTTAAAAGATTAACTTCTTGAAGTTCTTTCTGTAGAGTATCAATAGTATTTAAAGCTTCGTTTAATTCTGAAGATTCTTCTTTGATTTCTTCTTCCTTAACTTCTTCTTTTACTTCCTCTTCATTAACTTCTTCTTCCATTTCTTCTTTTTTCTCTCCTTCTGCTACTTCTTCTTCAGAAATAGATTCTAATTCTGCCAACAATTCATCTAAATCGATTTCCTCGTCGTCTTCAGCAGGTTCTTCGATAGCTTCAGGCTCATCACCCATGCCTTCGATATCACCAGCATCCATATCAGCACCCATTTCTTCACCACCGCCCATTTCTTGTGCGATGATATCACGAATAAGGTCTTTGAATTGATCAACTGTTAAGTCTCCTAATTCTTCATCACCTTCGGCTTCGTCTTCGATTTCAACCTCGTCTTCAGATTCTTCTGAATCAACCTCGGCTTCGTCTTCTGCTTCCATTTCTTCTTCTTCCTCTGTAATTTCTTCCTCTACAGCTTCTTCCATTTCGTCTTCTTTAGAGTAATTTCCTTCCTCGATTTCTTCTTCAACTTCGTTTACTACTTCTTCTTCTTTGATGTCTTTATCTTCCATCTCTTGAAGTTTAGCAGCAAGTAAGTCTTTTAGATGAGGAGTTAAAGTCTCTTCTAAAGCTTCTTTAGCGTTAGCAATAGCGGCTTCTCTTACAGATTTAGCTTCAGCAATAGCTTGCTTGAATAAATCTTTGTTTGCCATTTTAAAAAATTTGTGATTTCGGTACGGTTATTTGAACCGTAATGTGAAGTTTAAATTTGTTTTCGATACAGTATAAGTGACTGTATATTCTTTATATAAATATATACTATTTCCGGAAAACAAAAAACCCTGCTAATGCAGGGC